CATATTGTGTTGGCGCAGAGTTTGACGGGTGATGAGTGTGATCATATTTTGGCTGTGCCTGTTGAGATGGTACGGTCTATGAAAGTGTTGTGCGCTGATGGATATGTGAGAGGGAATCAGGTATTGTAAAAAGTTGTGCGGAGTGTTCTCCTTCTCCGCTTCGCATACGAGTTGAGTTGCCCTTGCAGGAATGTGAGGGCAATTCCTCGTATCCTCTTAAAACCCTTATAGTATAAGGCTCAAATGGGTTAGGAGATTGCGTTGCGGCTTGATAGAATGTAGGTATCGGGTAAACAACCCGATAGTTCAAGAGGAGGACTAATGAAAAAAAATCAAACACAATTTAGATCAACATTTGATTTGAATTGCTTTAATCAGGAAAACAAAATCGTGTGGCAAGCACGAGGCTGTTATTCAAAAGAACAATGTTTAGAAGAATGGCAACACATATTAGATTGCCAATTAAAGAATATGAGTTGGGCGAAACGAATTGTGAGATACGAAATTGTTGTTGGGAAACCAGCGGGAATTCCGAACGGCAAACCACCATTCGGATTAAACATATAAACCAAAGTTCAAGAGGAGGACTTATGACAAATCAAGTTAGATGGAAATGCCAGAAGTGTGATGACGGATTGTTAGCACCAACCCGACCACGCAAGAACGATGTCAGGCGATACTGTTTGCCTTGCTCAGCAAAGTCAGGCAGGCTGGTTGATCGTGTTGCACCTTCGTTAGAGAAGAAGCGAGAGAAGCGCACGGCGATAGTTCAGCAGAAGCACAAAGCAAAGCGTCTTCGTATCGCAACAAAGTTGCAGCCGAAGAAAGAGCAGCAACGCATTGATCAGATGCGAGCGAAGATGATTCACAAAGAAGCAGAACGCATCTGGGAATTAATGAAGCCGTATCACAAAGGCAAAGGACTTCCACAGATCGTGATTGCAAAAGGACAGAATCGTGGAAGGCAATATGGTTATGCTCAATCAACTTGGAACAACATTCAAGTTAATGTTGATCGTGAGCAATCAGTAAGCCGAAGCAAACGAGTGTGGGAAGTTCTAGCGCACGAACTATGCCACTGTGCAGTGCCACCAACACGCCGATCGGATAAGACTAGAGATGTTCATTCACGAGAGTTTTATCATTGCCTGCGAGATGTGTGGCAGAGGCGTTGGGGTTGCGAGATATCATTTGCGAAGGTCAGCACTTGGGGTTATTCGGTTGATCACATTATGCACGGTCAGGCTGAAGATAAAATTGATTGGGTGTTACCGATTGTGGAGGGCAAATGAAAACTAAAAGAACTTGCCAGTGCCAAGTATGCGGCGAGCAGTTCAAGAACATTACTGACCATATGTTGCACTATATGAGAGCGCACGATGAAGGTTATAAAGAACAGGCTGATCGCAGGCGCAGAGGTATCCATTGTCGGGGTTGCGCTTTACCTTTACCAGTAAACATTTTCCACTGCGATAGTTGTGGTTGGAAACAAACAACAGAGGAGACAAAATGAAATCAGAAGATCAAGAAATTGAAGCAATCAAAAAAATAATTGATTTTGATTACTTCTTAATCAAAACCATTAACGGCGAAAAAGATTATGACGGAGAGATCATAGACATAAATGAGAACAGCCTTGTCATTGAGTGTTGGAATGTTGTTAAAGGTAGGTTGTCTTTAACCGAAATTAAGTTTTCAGACATTGAAGAAATCTGGTCTTTAGAAGAAATGGTGTGGGGTTAATCATCTACCAACAACCCTGTAACACCCCTAAGTAATAATGAGATCAACATAAACAAATGACCTGAGGAGGTTCAAATGAAACAGATACCGAAACCGAAACACGGAAGCAAAGAGTGGCTACTAGAAAGGTGGCGAGATGAGCAAGGCAGATGCGTGTTCGGGGCTTCCGATATTCCTGCGCTGATGAACGCTTCACCATACAAGACAAGAGGCGAACTGTTCGCAGACAAACTCAACGAACCGATTGAGCAAGCAGAGTCAGCGATCTTTCGGCGTGGCAACCTGCTTGAGAAGCCGTTACTTGAAGCAGCATCGGAACAGTTGGGCTACACATTTCATACACCTAACACGATCTATCGTGATGGCAGGCTGTCGGTTTCGCTTGACGGTGTGGATTATGAGAGCGCACCTAGCATCGTCATTGAGGCAAAGACTTCTACACGGTATTCAATTCACGACTCGTCTGATCTTCCGAACGAATGGTTGTGGCAGGGCTACGCACAGCAAGCGGTCTTAGCTTGTCCTGTTTGGTTTAGTGTTCTTGACCGTGATCTGAAACTTAGTGTGGTTGAGTTGCCTGAGAACGCTGCAGCGATTGACAGTCTGCGTCTTGAAGCAGAAATCTTTGGTGAATGGGTTGATACGAAAAGCCCACCGCTTGATGAGATCAATAACTTCTCTGCTGATGCAATCGCACGAATCTTTGAGGTTGAACCGACCAGTATTGATTTGCCGAACGGTGCAGGCGAGTGGGTTCTACAACTTGAGGAAGCACGAGCATTGGCAAAGCAGGCTGCTGAGCAGGAAGCAAAAGCAAAAGATGCGCTGGCACAAATGCTGTTGGGCAACGAGATCGGGTTGTTGCACGGTCAGCGAGTCGTATCGTGGAAGCAACAAGATGGCAAGTCATCGTTGGACACGAAAGCGTTGCGTGAGGCGCACCCAGAGTTAGTAAAGCAATATGAAAAGCAAGGAAATCCCTACCGTGTGATGAGAACACACAGAGAGAAGGCAACAAAATGAGTAACGAAACAGAAGCAGTTATGTTGAAAGCGGTGCTAGAACAATATGCAACTCCAGACCCTAAGATAGTTGGAACAATTCCACGCAACGGAATCAATCTGGCTTATGTCAGCCACGCAGAAATCACTCGCATCTTGATTGAGATTGACCCGATGTGGAACTGGCAGCCGATTAGTTGGGTTGAAGGCAGACCTGCGATACACGAAGCAAACGGTGTCGCAACGATGTGGGCAACGCTTACGCTGTTAGGCAAATCATTAGTTGGTGTTGGTTCGGTTCGTTCCGATAAACCTGATCTTGACAAAGAACTTGTCGGAGACTTCTTGCGGAACGCTGCGATGCGATTCGGTATCTGTCTTTCGCTTTGGTCTAAACAAGATTGGGAAGTTAAAGGGAATGTTGCAAGCATTTCTACCGTTCAACCTCGTAGAGCAGAACAGGTGCAAGAGTCTAAAAACGCTCACCCTGCGAATGTCCAACCGAAAAGCAGCCCTCTAGATGCGTTGAGAGATCATCAAATAGAGGAAGCCTTTACTACTACCCCGCCATCAGCAACGAAGATCGGGAGTTTAATAAGCGATAAGCAAAAAGGTTTAGTGTCATCGCTAGTTAAAGAAGTTGCTGACGGTGATGTTAAACCGATTATTCAAACTTTGTTCAGCAAAGAAAACTTGAACACACTTACCACTAAAGAAGGCTCTGATCTGATTAAGCATCTTATGGGTATGAGAAAGCAATCATCTGATGAGCAGCCCTTCTGAGGAGTTGCAGATGGCTTACGAGTTTGCGATTGGTGTCCTTATTGATTCCGCCCGAAGGGTTGTGGTCTTTGATGGCACTGATCGTGAATCGTTGGACAATCTGCGTGAAGCCGTATTTAAGTTTGGTGAGGTAAACGATTTGATAGCGAAGTTTTACAGTGAGTCGTGAGCATTGGTCGGAAGATGCGGCGTGTCGTGGCAAGGCTGCAAGCGTCTTTTTCCCTGATCACATTGGCTTTAATGATCATCGTTACGATGAGGCTCTGGCTATTTGTGCGAATTGCACGGTGCGTCAAGAGTGTTTAGAAATGGTTATTGTGTTAGAGGATACTGATGATCGTTGGGGTGTGTTCGGTGGATTGATACCGCCACAGAGAGCAAAGTTGCGTAGAGAGTTGAAGGAGATGTTGAGATGAGAGCAAAACTTTGTGCGTGTTTAGTGAAGCGTGTTGTTCCTTTGAAGCCTTACTGTGGAGAGAAGTTAGACGATGATGATGAGTGAAGATCGCAAAGGTGATTGTCAAGGCAACAAAGACAAATGCAAACTCGCTGACTGCCCGAAGTTCGGCACACTTGGCAGACCAGCAAGAGATGGCAACAGGCGAGTTAAAGGTTGTGCCGACCCGACTGCACGAGGTAAACGATCACGCACAAAAGGATTAACAAAGCAGCGTGTCGCTCGCAAGCGTCTAGGTGTCGCACCGTCTAACAAGTTCGGTGATGGTAACGAGGAGATGTGGCAAGATGTTTTATTTGCTAACGAGGTGAAAGCAGGCAAACAGATCGGGGCTGCTGTAACGGCGTGGGAACGCATAGAGGCTCAGGTGCGTTCTAATGAGGCTGATTACGGTTCACGCCGTAAACCTACGAGAGCGATTCTGATGCCTGATGATTGGGGTAAGGAAGGGC